TATCATTCTTCATTGTGTCTAGTATAGGGATAAAAGGTTCAACTTGCTTATATTGCTCGTTTAACTTTTGTGCCTCCCTACTACTATCCTGATAACGCTTTTTCCAGTCTGTGTTACCATCTGACTGAACCGTATTATCATCGGAGCCAACATATTGTTCTTGTTGCTGAGTTGCCATTGGAGGGTCAGCTTGAACTTGTCGGGTTGCCTGTTCGGTTATATCGTTTACATCTTCGTAAGCGACATCATTAACTTCTTTATCGAGTGCGTTGAAAAATTCATTAACATCGGAGTCATTTTGAGTATTAGCAGGAGATTGATTTTCAATCACATCTGTATCACCCAAATCAGAGTTGTCGATGTTAGGACTGTTTTCTAACATTTATTTATCCCTTTTAAGTTGAATTAATTTACCATTATTCTTTTTCATTCTGCAAATCATTTTTTACCATATCTGCTACCATGTCTATTTCCTTGCTTTTAGTAGCAGCTTCATTCTGCATAGTACTTCTCAAGAGCTTTTGCTCACCTTCAGTTTGGACAAATTGCTTATTTATTCCACCCTTTATTTGCTCCTTGCTTTTAGTAATTTCCATTTCAGCCTGCATGACTTTGCCTTTAATACCAGCCTGTACAAGTTGCCTCTCAAGGGTTTCAATAGTTCCATCTTTATCCTTAATGGCTTCCTGTACTTGTTTTAATTGTCCCTGAAGTTGGGCTAATTGAGATTTTCTACCAGCAATCTGTTCTTTATTTCTTACATCTGTTTCTGCTAATACTGCTATATCATCAATAACCCCAAATTTCAATAGCTCTTTTAACTCAGCCAAATAAGCCCACCTGTTTACTGGTAATGTAGAACCAGCAACAACAGTAATATCAGCTTTCATAGCTTGGACATCCATAGATTTACCGATTGCATTCCCCATATCATTATAGATTGGAATATTAATTTCTTGTTCCCTATTCTCCTGTAATGCGCTTGGTTGTATAATCCTGAATCTCTTATTGGCGGAATAGGTTGCTTGGCAAAATTGCATTATAACTCTTCCAGTTTGCCTAAGAGCTGGTTCGATACTATGTTTCATCCACTGCTTAACTCTCCTAGTGCCATACTCATCCATAGCTAACATTCCACGAAACGTATCGTGTTGTTGTTGCGTGTTCCCTTGCATGGATGAATAAATACCAGATAAATATTCCATATCAGATTTGCCTTCTTGAACCATAGTAAAGAAAGCATTAGACAATGGCATAGGTTGTATTGGTTGAGGTGCTTCTTGACCCTGCCTCTTTGGCAATAACGCCCCAGGACTACTTGAGTATTTTTCCCAAATCTCAGTATCAATAGAACCTTCATCATATATCCATCTTAAAGACGAACCTAATGACGCATTATGAACCATGATTTGATGAGATTTGTTGATTTCAGTTTGCTTACCTATTAATGGAGAAACTGCTGACATAGGCATAGGAGTTCCCGTCCACTTAAAATGATAGGGGATAACGGGGTAGTCCTTAACTGTTTCTGGATAAACTTTCTCATAAAGAAAGGTGTCTCCAACGATGACTGTTTGCTTTAGTCTAGTATCGTGAAATTTAGCAAAATCAACAATCATTGAAGAAAAAGTTTTGTCTTTTTCCAATAACTTGAATTCTTTTTCACTAACTACTTTATTTTCTACCTTAGATGCCTCTTGTTGAAGTTGAGACATATACTGCTGTTCAGCAGACTGTAATTGTTCTTGCATCATTTGCTGAGCTTTTTTCATCTCAAGTTGAAATCTTTCTGGTAGCATTTGACCACTCTGGACAGCCTGTTCCATTTTCTGTTGTTGTTCCATCATTGAAACTTGCATTTCCTCAGCCATTTCTTGCATTTTAACCTGAACTTGTTGCTGAATTTGTTGCAATTGTTCTTCATTAGGCATCATTCTATAAAATACATTTATAAAAGGGACTTTTACTCTTTCATACAATTCAAAATACTCTTGAACTTCTTCTTCATGCCCTTCTTCTGGGTCTATCGCAATAATATCATTATCATCATGATAAAAATCATGTGTCTCACCGTCTTGAGAACGAAAAGAAGCAGAATCATAAGACATATGCTCACTAGAAGCTTTCTTAATTTTTTTCTCATAATCTGGAAATAATTTTATCATATGACTTTTAGGAAGAATTTTTCTAATGAGAATAAAGGCAGCATCTCTAAAAAGAATATCCCTACTCTTTGGGTCAATATAAACATCAAAAGGCTCAGGCTGTTTAATTACGACTTCACCCATTCCATTATCCATATCTGCATCAATATCTATAAGCATATATCCCAAAGATTTAGTAATACAATTATTTATAACATTGGAGTATAATGTGTCACCATCAGATAATTGCCATACGTATTCAGCTAAATCACTAAAAACAGCCGCTACATCACTATCGCTTCCTTCTTTTCCTATAGCCTGCCATCTAGGATTATTTGCAGTTGCATAAAAATTAAGCATCTCAACGACTGGGCTAATCCTGTTAATAGTAAATGTAGGCATTCCCTGCTCTTCAAGGTCTTTTTTATCGTCACTAGATAATTGGTTATCATTGGCATACTCATATCCCTGTTGATTCACTTTTTTCCACTGCCATCTCGTTGATGAATTTGCCGAGTTAAATAATGCCCTTATTCTATCAGCTGTTTTAATTTTTGCCATTTTATTCTTGCTCCGTTGATTTAATAAATCGTTTCTCAAAATCTTCAGCTATTCCTGTAGCCATCAGTTTCCTATGGAGATTTGGGTCTTCACCATCATCTCCCCATTTAATATTAAAACCACTTGCTCTTCTCCTTAACTCTTCATCACGTTTATGTAATTGCAATTCTCTAGCATTATTTATCTTTTTATCCACTGGTTGATTGAGATTATCACTTGTCCTTACTGATTTTTCTGAATAGTACTCTTTAGCTCTCTCATCCATATTGTCATCTGGGTTTGGAAGATATTCCATCCTGTCTCTATATAATTTACTAGATTTATTCTCAACAGGTTCTCCTTCATAATAATCAAGCAATGCCTGTTGACCAACTTCCCTACTATAGGGAGAACCATCTCTATCCATATTTTCTTTTAAAACTTCTAAAGTCCCCTCTTCTGCTAAATGCTCCTCTTCCCTTTCTGTCCAGTCTATACTTGTATCGTATTTTTGATTAGCTTTCTTCCTATCCCCACTATTCCCTTTCGCATGGGATTGTTCATGAAAATAGGTCATGTCAAAAGCCATTCTCTCTCTTGGGGTCGCTAATTTATCATATCCCGAATGCTTATAAGGGAGAACAGTCACACTACCACCAAAGCCATCTTTGGACGATAGCCCAGACCTTTGATTAAAAGCCTTATAATCTTCTATACTGTATCTGTTAACATCGTCTACAAAAAGAAGATGATTATTGTATCTCTCATCATAATCAAATTCCCTAATCCCATATTCGTCAGCAGAATGCTTTCTCCAATGCCCTTCTCTTCGTGTCTCACCAGATTCCCCAAGCTCTTTTACCATCCTTGCTGCATTAAAAAGATTATGCATTTCCCCTTTTTTATTTTTCTCTATTGCCTTATGCTCACTTACAGCCCGTTTACCGTCTTTAGAGTCCCTAGCATTATAAACGGCTTCATTTATCATTTGTGTAAATTCATCGCCCATTTTTATTCGTCCTCATAGTAAGTATTTGAGCTTTCTCCGCCAGTTACTGTTTGTATAAATCTATCAACAATACTTCCTTTTGCTTGTCGTCTATAAATTTTAGAAGCTTTCTCATAAGTTAGAAAATCACCATTGGCAGCTTTTTGTTTTGCGCTACCATATTTAGCATCAGCACTTGTTTCATAATTAGGATTACCACTTTTTCCATATCCAGTGTATCTATCTGTCAATCCATGTACAAATTTCATGCCATCAGCTGTCCTAACTGCATATAGACCAACTTCATCTCTATTATCATCCCAACCTATTATTTCACTCAGCTCTGCGTCTTCAGGCATATTGTCAATAATATAATCAAAGTTCTCTCTATGTATATCATGCCCCTCTTCTCTAAGATACGTAGGATAACTCTTCTTTTTTGACTCTTTTCTGACACCTTCTTCAGCCCACTCTGGATGATTTTCCATATTCTCTTGCCTTTGTCTCTTTTTATTTATATGAGCCACGGCTTTATTTACACTTTCTGGACGACTTTCGAGAATTTGGTCTTTATCATGACGTAATCCTGCCTCATAATCATAGCCCATTCTCCTAGATGAATCATTCTCTCGCTTATCTCTTTCAGAATCTTCTCGTCTATTTTCTGCTATTCTTGCGTCAGCGGCTTCTTGGCTTTCGTCTTCATATTTTTCGTATTGTGGCATATCTATTTCCTTTTTTAGTAGTGGTTAGTCTAACTACCCACTTATGCGGTTATCCAATTTTTAGCTTTAGGCTTTGGTTTAAACCATTGTCTTATTCCACCTTTAGTTTCTTTGCTCTTTACACTTGGCGGAAAGGCGTGTAAAGTAGCATAAAATAATGTTTCAATTGTATCATCGTGAGCCATCTTTGGTCCAAAGGTTGTTATCTCATGGACTAAATCGAACATACTCTCTCTTATGTAAATACTACCACTACTAAACCTGCCAGATAGCCCAGAATAAATCTTATTACGCTTTTCTCTCCCCCCAGGTTTCTCAGCAATAACAGCAATATCAAATTTATTTGTAATTCTTCGCCTATCATTAAGAGATTGGAATACGCTTCTATTCATAGCGACATCTTCTACCGTACTACTTAAACAATGATATTTCTCATGCATATCCATTACATAATCAATCACTCCCTTCTTCCCTAGAATATTATCATCAGAATCTCTTTGGGCAATAGTAGGAATACTCCTATGTCTTTCGTATTCTAAAACATAACAATGATTCTCTGGTGTGATTGCAACTATCATTATTACGCTAAAGTCAGATGTTTTTGTGTTTATGTCTGTCGCAGGGTCACAACCAGAGAATGTATTTACTGGAATTTTCTCACCATCTATAACTATAAAATTCATACCATCTTCATGAGTATAAAAAGCATCGTGATATTTTATATATTTTCTACCCCATACAGCCTCTTCTTCATTCTGAACTTCTAATTCATATTCTTGATAGTACCCATGTATTCTCCCAGCCTGTTGATACTCCTTTTTAATCCGATTTAGTTTCTCTCTTGGCATGTAGGAGTTCCACAACACACCACCTTCCATTTCTGGTTGAGTAGATTTATAGTGAATTACGTCCCAAGTATAATCGTCTTTATTTTTTGATTTCTGGTAACCATCTAAAATGTTTTGGCATAGACTATCAAAGTGAACAGGAGTCCCAGCAAATACCAGCCTCCCATCGACATCAAGAGCAGGTTTGACACCATTATAAACAATGTTCTTAATCTTCTCTCTCGAATCAAGAGTGACTGTATTAGTTTCGCTTTCTGTATCATCCAATGCCACAATATCATATCTTTTTCCCAAATAGTTTTCACCACGAATACTCGATAAATTAGACCTGCTAATTAATTTAGCATTTGTAGAAGTTACAATATCAGTTTCTGTCCATTTAGTGCCAACAATATCTCCAAAATAATATTTAATCTTTTCATTTGTTTCTAAATGCTGTTTAATATATTGAAGATTTAGGATTGATTTCCTGTGGTTGTCGCTTACCCAAGCCATAAACATTAGTTCATCAGGATTTTTAAATAGAATTCTATGCAATAAAAATGTTTTAAATAACTGAGTTTTAGCAGAGCTACGAGGAAGGATAAGAGCCAATGCCTTTGTTGTAGGCTCTAGCAATGCATCAGCTATCTCATAATGAAACACTGGCGATTCTGATTTGCCAAAGTCCCCAGGGAGAAACAATTTACCAAATGCGATTAAATCTTGATAAGCTAAAAGAAGGTGTTCTTCTGCTTTTGAGACATTTTGGGAATTTATGTTAGCCATATTCACCCATAATTTAAGCTTATAACCTAAAAATGGTCAAGTTTTCTTCAGTTTATAACCTTATTATTATTTTTTAAGTGTTTCTGGCTTCTCTACCTTATATTTTTTATCTAAAAACTCTTTAAACTTCCCATCAGTATCTTCCATAGTGATATATTCATTGAATAATGTCTCAACTGTTGTTAGTCTCTGAATAATCATTTGTGTATTCCTATACAAATCTTCTATCGCTCTTCTTAAATCATGTTTGCTATATGTATTACTTTTCTTCATAGATTGTATTTTTTTAAAATCTCCTTGTTAACTGTGCGGTTTATCATACATTCATTCAAAAACTCTATTAACATTTCACCACCTTTATATTGTGGGGGAGGGTATATGTTATCTTCATTCGTACAAAAAATAACACATATCTTAGCAAGTTCCTCATATGTCATTTGATGATTATTCACGAATACAATCTTGTCTTTTGGGTGCTTATTCCCTCTCTTTACTTTTATCATCCCTCAGAGCTAATCGCTAAATAATATGATATTTTGCGAATACAATCGCAAATAGTTGACATTTGCAAGCCTTAGTCATACCATAGTCACCCTTAGTCACTATTTAATTCTCCCAGCATTGGATACCGCTTTCATTAAATTGCATAGTAACCCACCCAGTTCTTACAATAGGATAAAAAGAATATCTAGCATAATCTGCGTAACTAAGGAATGAGCCTCCTCGAATATACCATCTTCGCCTAATCTCCTCTGTGTTATCATCTCCTATAACTAAACTATCCATAGGCTTACAATATAATTGATGATTATGACCTAAGAAGAATACATCACCTTCACTATAAACAGCAGCCATGCTATTTAATTCTGTATCCCCATTCTTGCCACCACCTTTACCATGACCAGATACAAGTTTATATTCCTTATCACCTATTTTTATTCTTGTATATCCAGGCATCCTATAGTAAGGGACTCCTATTTCATTTGCTAACACCTTGCAAACATCGAAATCTAAGATATTAAAAGAGCGCAAGTAATCATGGTTGCCACCCCTAATAAATAAACACTTGTCTTTTATTGGCTCTACTCTCCTAGCAAACTCTAGATATTGCTCTTCTGGGGGTATATCTTGACCTCTTTGGTTAATCTTATAATGAGGGGGGATTAACTCTAATAAGTCACCATTACCAAACCATCTAGCATTATCATCTTCTTCTATTATTTTGATAGCTTTGTCAAGTTTTTTGAAGTCATGCTCTACTGCTCCTACATGCACATCAGTAAGACCATGCACTCGTAATTCACTACCTCCATCGACTTCTAGTATATCCCCAGGTTCAACAAATTTCAATTCGTGCAATACGTTAACATCAATTTGCACAGAAAAATATCTACTACAATCAACACATTTAAATTCTTGAGTTCTATTACCAGTTACTAAAATCTTAACGCCATTCTTTACTGTTTTTATTGAATTGCATTTAGGACATCGCATTATATTGTTTACTCCGCTGATTTAAGAAATTTTTCCTCAGTCCACAACCACTACCTTACATATTCTCGCTAGAGTTTCTTCATCGGCATTAGCTAACACTTCACTAAGGTATCCTATTTCACCCCTTTTTTCAAGAAACTCTGCCTCGTCTTTAAAATATTTACTACTGCCATCATCGTTAAACCAAAAATCATCAGTATCATATTCCCTAGCAAGGAACTTTTCCCAGTCAGTTTTACTCGGCATTAGCTATGCCTCCTTCATGCACTTCAAGAAGTGGTCGTTTAGTATCTTCTAATTGTTTATCGGAAAATCCTTTGAAAATAGCCCCACTTATTTGAGTAACCTTAGTACTTGTCTTGTCTTCTAAATCAAGTATATCAGATAACTTCATAAGAGCCTTTAGTCTCGTATCATCCCTTTCAGCATCATCTGCCATTATTTTAATAGTACCTAATACATATTCTGGGGTAATCCCCAATTCTTCCATTACTGGTTCTAATTCTTTCTTCATAGCAGTTTTTACTCTCTCCGTTGATGTTAAAATCTTAGCAGCACTTAAGGCATAACCCTCATCATTAGTTGGAAATGCTTTTAAATATGCTTCTTGCATAGGCATCCCTGTTGACAGAAAACTAACAAATACCTCTTCCTTCTTTGTTAATTTGTCTCTGTCTAATATGTAATCTATAGAAAACTTTCCACCAAATGAATAAATATTATCCATCTTTTCACTGGAGAACTTTGCACCCTCTACACAAGGATAAGTACCTGTACAAGTACCTATGTTATATCGTATTCTATCCTTCCCCTTAGTCCTTCCCATTTTACCTTTTCGCAGGACTTCCATTATAGAGCCATCGTCAGCCGTTACCCAGTCTCCTATATCAGCGGCTTTCCAGTCGTCAATAATCTTTGCTCTTATATCAAGAGGAACTTCATTAATGCTATCAAATACAGTATATGGAACTTTATTTACCCTGTATTTTCTCATTCGCATTCTGTTGGATTAAGTCTTTGATAAGTTGATTTACAGCTTTCGGTATCATATAGACAACACTATCTAGCTCTATCGAACAGTACTTATCATTGAACCGAGACAATACGTACTCCTGTCCCTTTGCGGACATACACATTAATTCTTCAATTGCTTTAGCCATACCTAGAATATACTAAAAAATTATATACATGAAAAACAGTTACTATCCGTGAATTACAGTTACTAACCTCTACAGCCCCTAATTCTTTTCTTAAGTCGTTAGTTGTTATATTTAAGTCTTACATCCCATCCTCCCACCTTGAAATTATAGTTAATGTCAAATAGGAGGTATGAAAATATATAAAAAAAAATGAAAAAAAGAAAGAGGTTTTAAAAATT